GGTTCCCGGCGGCTACCGCTGGTGCGGAGATCCACCTTCCCCACAGCACGTTGTAGGGGTTGGTGGTGACCGCTTCAGCGATCGCGACAGTGGCGGGTGCGCCCGTGTCGTGCACCGCACCGAGCAGTTTTGTGACCGCGCTGGCAGTGGTGCTCCACGTACCCCGAATGGTGGTCGGGGTGTAGGGAGCGGCGGTGTTATTGAAATAGAGCCGTGACGCCACCCACAGCTCCTATCCCGTTAGCTCAAGCAAACGCCTAGAGGGTCCACCGCGCGATGCCGGTACCTGCCCACACGGAGGTGAAGGTGCCGTTGGTGACGGAGTTGGGGCCGCCGTAGTAGTTGAAACAAATCCCTTGTGAGGCGACCGGCGTTGCCACGGTGGTGTCGTAGACCATGACGCCGTAGATGTTCGCCAGGGTCGCCGCCGAGCCGGAGGCGGTGTTCGAGGCGGTAAAGAACACCACATCTGACGTGCCCGAGTTCAGTGACGGGCTGGTCAGGGCGACGCCGCCCGTGGGCCACTGCCCGGCCTGAGAGACCTCGTTACCGGTGACCCACTGACCGACACCGAACGCGGTGTTGGCGGAGGTGGCGTTCTCGTCCGGGGTGCCCGTGTTGCCGTAGAGGGCGGCCTTGAAAGCGTCCGACCCGAGATCCAGCGCGGTGGTGTTGTCGAGGACATCGGCGAGGTATGCACGGTTGATGTGGCTGGCGGTGAAGGCCATCAGTTCACGCTCCCCTGGGCGTGAGCGGTCTCAGCGACCGCGTACACCATTTCGCCACTGATCGAGACCGGGCCTTCGGCGAGGACATCGGCGGCGCGCCTGCGGACCTTCGTCAGGGTCTCCTCCTCGGCCGCGAGGTTCGCCTTCGCCGCCCGCAGATCCTCCCGGAGGTTCTTGAGGTGATCAGTGAACTTCTCGACCTTGTCGGCCGCCCCGTTGACCCGCTCTTGTGCGGCGGCGACCTCCCGCACATGCAGGTCAACAGCGGCGACGTCCTCACGCCGCTTCTGTTCGATCTCTTGCTCGGTCACTGCTACTCCCTCTTACCTAGTGCGGTGGGGGCGTAGACAGTGCAGTCCTGACCCTCATCCCTGGTGACTAGCGTGGACATCCAGACCCGGCCGTCGGCGTCGCGCTGCACGATCTCTTTGCCGACGTAGTCCTCACGCGGCTGCGGCTGCACCTTGGCTTTCGTGCCCGCGAGGATCAGCGGCACCATCAGCCCGGCCATGGCCTTGCACGGGTGATGAGGCAGGGCGGAGTCGTAGGTGCGCGCGGAGCTACCGCAGTCCTTAGCGCACACCCAGTCACGGTGCAGTGCGAGTCCCTGTGTCATGCGGGGATGACCTCCCGGTCGAAGTCGTAGACCACGTCGATGATCCGTTCCACTTCCGTGGCGTCGAGTGGATTGGTGATCTTCGCCTGGATGACGACGCGATCACAAACCCAGGCCAGCGACATCGCCGGAGTGATGAACAGCTTCACTTCACGCCCCGACGCGGTCGCCCGGCCCTGGAAGCCCGTGGGGGTGTCCGACCATTCGGCGAGCACCGGGCCCTCATCGTTGTCGGCGCGGGCGACCCCGTGGACGAGCCAGCCAGTGACAGTCAGTGGCTGGTCCGCGCCATCAACGATGTTGAAAGCGCGGACCGTCCGCGATGTCCCCTGCTTCAGGCTCGGCCGGCTCATATCGCTTGCGGTGCCGCCACGGGTGCGGGAGCGGGAGCGACCGGGGCCACGATCTGGGTGCGCAGGTAGAAGCCGACGGCGCCCTCGACGAACACCATGATCCCGGCCTGGACCTCCGGCGAGAGGTCGAAGTGCACGGCCAGCGCGACCGCCATGACGGCCTTGATCAGGCCAGCGACCAGCGGCGCGGCCTTCTCGGCGCCGGCAGCGGCGGCGGTGACGATCCCGGACAGTGCGGCGATGACGGCCAGGACAGCGCCGGTCAGGTCGGGGGTTAGGTGGAAGATGGGCACCAGCATCATCAGGAACGCACCGAGTAAGTGCGCCCACTGTGCGGGCTCGCGCCCAAAGATCTTCAGCATCTACTTTCCCCTCACGGTTTCGGCTTCAGTTCCAAACACCAGCCGGCGACACCGGGCACCTTCGTCGAGATCGTCACCAGCGCCCCCTCCGTGCCGTCTGGCAGCTCTTTCCACCACCTGTTGACCCCGGCGGCCTTCTCGGTGAAGGTGGCCAGGATCCGGCCCCCTCCGTAGATGTCGGCATGGATGTCGGCGTCGGCACTGGGGAAGATGCTCAGCCAGCCCTGGGCGGTCAGGCTGGAAACCTTCGCGCCGACCGGGTAGCACACCGCGTGCTGCTGCGGGGTGGGGCTAGTGGCCCATTCGTTGGCGGGCATGTCTTCTCCTAGCGTGGGCGGGCTAGCGATCCCCAGCGCGGCACAGAATGAGTCGATGTCGTAGCCGTCGGCTGAGTTGACGTCGGCGTAGCCGAACGGGGGCACCAGTAGGTGATCTTTCGTGGCACCGTCGGTGAACTGGTGGCCCAGCTTGCCGGGGTAGTCCGGGTTCGACCCGTAGGCGGCGATGATCAGGCGCGTCCCGGCGGGCTTACGGGGCCACAAGCCGTTCAGGTCTCCGGTGTTGCCGTAACCGATGACCTTGCGGTTGTCGCCGAGCCACGCGGCCAGCCCGTTGATCAGGTTGTTCACCCCGGCCGACTGGTCGCCTTTGATCTGGCCACTCCAGGACTCCACATCGACCATGACGGCCATACGCGGGTCCGGCTTGCCGACCATCGCCTTGAGCGTGTCGAGGGTCTGTTGCCAGTTGGGCCGGTAGACGACGTAGTCGATCAACGCGCGGAGCCGGCCCGCACCCAGGGCGTATTTCGACCATGCGAGGTTGGCGGGAAACTTGTCATCACGGTAGGTGCCGTCGTTGCTGCGGATGGCGAGCACCTGGTAGGGGTAGGTGTCGTCAACCCAGGTCTGGTATTTCGACACGTCGGACCACAAGACGCTCCCCAGGTAGGGGTGGCGCATCGGTCCTCCTCGTTAAGTGCCGGTCCGGGGGGCACGAGGAGGCCCCCCGGACCGGACGTTCATGCGGAGTCAGCTGGCGGGTTGGGCTTACCGCGAAGCCAGTTGATCAGCTTCTTAATCGCCAGGAACTCCAGAATCTTGCTGATCACCGACGGCGGGCGGCCGGGGCGTTTGGGTCAGTGCCAGGGTCAGCCGGGGTGGTCCCGTCACCAGTGCCAGGATCACTGGGTGCGGGCGGGGGGTTGTCCTGCGAGAACGCGCCCTCCAGGGTGTCCAGGGTGTCGGACAGATCCTGCGCGTCACGGGTCATCTGGTCGGCTGCCGCGCTGGATACCTGACCCTGCGCTGCGGACAGCTGGGACTGAAGCGAGGTCACCTTGTCTCGCATGGCGCTGACGTAACCGCTTACGTCGTCCTTCAGCCGCTGAATCTGCTCGCCTTCGTTGGCCATGAGATCTCCTATGTGTCGGTGGCGTACATGGATCTGGTGGATCTGCTGCATGATCGACCGGGCGTTGGGCGCTTGCCCATGTCGGCCGTGCCCGGCGCCCCCGGCGTCTTGCGCGTGGTCTTCGGTCACGCCCGTCATCATCGAGCGTGCACGGGCTCTATCCCTGCCGACGCGCCGTAGCGGGCTCACGGCCAGGTGATGCCATGGGCCTTGAGCAGCAACTGCGCCCGCTCGAAGTCGGCGGTGAGCTGGTTGGTCTGGATGGTCAACGCCCGCACGCGAGCCTCGGCGTCCTCATAGTTCTTTGTCGCCGCGTCGGCGGTCTCGGTCAGGCGCGCGACTCGGACCTCCAGGCGTTCAATCTCACTGCGCATCGGGTCCAGAAGCACCACGGTGGCGTCGGCGACCTTTTTCAGTGAATCGGAGTCCAGGGAGCGCCGGGTGGACCGGGCGGTGATCAGTGCGGCGAACCCGGAACCGGTGAAGATCGCTACTACGGCGGCGGCGATGATCCCGTAGAGCCCCCCCACTCCCCCGCCAGTGCCACTGCCGGGGATGGGCGGTGCGGGTGGGGCGGCGAGCAACAGATCCAGCAGGATCACGGCGCGGCCTCAACTCTTGCGATGGCGGCCCGCCAGCGCCGCAACTCCAGGGTGATCTCGACGATGCGCCAGAGGCCGGCAATCCCGAACAGTGACGTGATGAGTCCACCGAGCCCGGCGGCGAACCCAGCGATGGCATACAGCGCGATCGGGTAAGTCATCAAGGCGCCGGAGAAAAAGAACATGCCGACGCGCTCACCGATGAGTCGGTCGCGGATGTCGGGCAGCCACACGCACACCGAGTTGATCACCCCGCCGAGCAGGAGAACCGCGTAGTAAGCGGTGCGGTAAGGCTCCGGAATGAAGTGATCCAGCGCTGATGCCGGATTGGGCGGCAAGACCAGCCCCAGGATGCCCGCGATGACAACGGCACCCATCGTGAACACCGACAGCGGGTGGCGGCCGTCGTGGACGACCATCACAGCGGCCCCGACGACTGGCGGTGGCGGGTCAGTTCGGCGCATCGGCCTGCTCGCTGACGAGATCGGGGCGCGGCGCCTCGGTCGGTGCCTCATCGGCGCGGTGCAGCTCAATGCGCCGCTCCAGCTCGGCCAGCTGCGCACTGAACTGCTCGAACTCGGCAACCTCGACGGCCTCTTCGCGGCGCAGCACGAGCCGGAAGTGCTCGCCCTCCAGCACCGTGATCCGCTCGGCACGCAGCGCGTCGATGTCGCGCCCAGTCAGGTTCTTGTATTGCATCAGTTAGGCCGCCGCGTAGGTCTCGACGATGCTTTCCCTCACCTTGAGGTCCGCCCGACGCAGGCGCGCGTCACTGGCGTAGGCGTAGAGCAGCGCTTGGAAGCGCATACGGAACGTGGTGCCGGCCGCCGCCGTGACGGGGATGGTCACCGTCCAGGTGTTCTGGATGCCCGGCGCCTGCGGGAACGTCCCGTCCACCGTGGTCGCGGCGGCCTCCTGGTAGTCGGTGTCGGCCAGCGTGAACGAGCCTCCGCCGATGGAGTAGAACCAGCGAATCTGGAGCACCTGGCGATCAGGGTTGGCGCCGGAGTTCTGCTTAAAGAACAGCGCTTCGAGACGCATCTCGACCTCAAGCTGCGTGATCGACGCGCTGCGCACGGTCATCGTGGGCCAGTCGTAGGTGAAGCTGCCGTTGCTGGCGACGAACTGGCCGTCGGGGTAGTCGCCGGGCACCACCCAGATCTTCTTACTGGTGTGCAGTACCGGCTGGCGGACGTCGCGCAGGTGGTTGGGTTTGGTGCCGCTGCCCCGCCACGGGGCGTTGGATGACATCTGCCCGATCGGGCTGACCTTCGCCACGATCACCTGATCCGGCGCCCCGGAGATGATCTCCGACTGGTACCAGCGAGACAGATCCCCGGTCCATGTCGCCGTCGACGATGGGTAGGAGGCGAAGCGGGCGGCGTCGCGGGTGGGGTCACCGTAGTTGTTGAACTGGGTGCCCACCGTGGAACTCAGACCATTGGCCTGATCAATCCCGACGAAGCCTGTCATGCCAGGGAACGGGTTGAACGGGGTGGAGCCCGACTGCGAGGCGGCGTTGGGGAACCACGCGAGACGCGCGGTGGCCAGCTTCACCAGGCTCGCCCCGACGTCCAGCTCACCGGTCCAATCAGTGGCGATCCGGCCGATGCTGATCAGGTTCGGGGCCACGGAGAAAATCGACGCCGCGTCGGAGCTGCCCGGCTGGAAACGGTTCGCTTGCCAGATCACCCGCGTCGGTGCGGACTCCTGCCCGTAGCCCAGCAGACCCGTGTTGATGGCCCCAGTGGCTTGCGGTGCCACCGACAGCCCCGCAGCCGTGCTGGGTGTGACCCCACCGAACGCGGCGCTCTGGGTGGACGTGAGCTGTCCCGTGCCCGAGATGGTCAACACGTTGCTGCCGCTGGAGTCGATCGCCCGCAGCAACTCCGTGACGTTGGTGTCGCCGGCCTTCAGCTCCAGCGCCCGCTCCACCCCGAACGCGGTGATCCGGGCTCGCACGGCCGCCGGCAGCGAGTCCAGGGAACCGACCGCGAGACGGCCGATGGTGGGCTCGGCGGCGTTGCCCAGGATCAGGGCGTTGCGGGCCTTGACCGTGCCATCCCATGACGAGGTCAGTCCAGCGGTGGCGACGCTGGCGTGCTCAATACGCAGCGCCTCAGCGGTAACAGCCGGCGCGGTGTCCGGGGGGCGCACCAGTAGGCGTTCGGGGATCCAGGACTGCGCATGCCAGGAACCGCCCGCATCGGTGCGGTAGAGGGAGTAGGCGGTGACGCCGGAGCCCAAATCCAGGGTGCGCTGGAAGTACTCGGCGGACACCAGCGCGGGCGAGCCGACCGGCAGGGTGGCCCCGGCGGTGCGCTGATCGACCGCGACCCGCGTCTCTAAGTCCAGGAAGTCGGTGTTGAACCCGGTCCGCGAGGGAGAGTCGACGCCGCTAGACCACTGCTCCAGCCCCAGCCGGGGGGTGCGGGTGAGGGTCACGGCGTGATCGTGTCAGGCACAGTGGGGTCCGACTGGGAGTGACACGCGGGCGGCAGGTCGCCGGGGGCAGGAACGCTCATGGCAGCCGGGCGGAATCCCCAGGACCCGCATGCTGGGCACGCGGGTCAATGACCCAGCCGAACGCACCTTAACCGCTGGACTATGAAGTGGCGGGGACGGCCTTGACCCCCCAGCGGCGACCTGGGCACACCCTATGGCTAGCCGTGATATTCGCGGGCGTCCCACGCGTCGACTGCGATTGTTTCCGCCACGCCCATGCCGTCGATCTGCACGGCGACGCTCGCGGTGGTCGCCCCCGTCGGTGCGGTGGCCACAAAGAACGGCACACGGGTCCACACGCCGGCCGCCAGGGTGAAGTCCGGGCCCGTCGCGGTCGCCCCAGTCGACCACGTGCGGATCAGCCGCCCGGTACGGACGTTGTTGGGCTTCAGGGCGCACGCGCTGCGGTAGTCGTGCGCGGCGGTCACCGCGAACGTCGAAGACGTGAGCTTGACCTGCCCCGCTGCGGTGGCGTGCACGATGGCCTGACCCAGGCCGTCCACCCCGCCGGCCAGCCACGTGACCGTAGTGTTCGCCCCGGCGGTCCAGCCGGTGACGTTGGCCTCGTAGGACGCGTTGGGCACCAGATTGCCGGGCACGTCGGCGTAGGACAGCCCCGTGTCGGACAGCCGGTCCCAGGTGACCACACCGAGACTGTCGGACTCCCACAGGTCCCAGGTGGGGCGCGCGGACTCCAGGATGTCCCAGGAGGCACCGAAGTTCACTAGGTGCAGAACCACCCCGGCCGGTTTGACGCCCTTGCGGGTGATCGCACCGAGCACCGCTGACGGGTCGGGGGTTTCCGACGACCGGGTCATGATCGCCACATCCCACGGGCCGCCCGCCGCGCCGCCGTCGGTCATGTGCGGCACACACTTCGCGTACTGCGACCCGGTCAAGGCGGTGCGCGCCGCGTACTCGATGCTCGCCGCGCTGCCAGCCAGCCAACCGGAAGTGGCATACCGGATGGTGTCGCGCTGCTCGGCGACGGACGCGGCCGGATCCAGGGTGCCGCCGACCATCTGCACCAGCCACGGCAGCCACGCCGCGTCGGCCACCGTGGGGTCACCCAGCTCCGATAGCCGCAGTACGCGGTTGGCGTTGTAGTCATCCACCGCATCGGGGTGCAGTGACCACGGGATGGGTGCGGCGGGTCCGACGGGACGCTGCCCGGTGATGCGATCAATGACGGTGTCGATCGCTCCCAACTCCTGGGTGACGGCGTCGATGTAGAGCAGGAACGGGTAGCCGGAGTTCGCATCGAAGGTCCGGTAGGCCTCCGGGAGGCGATCGAAGATGCGGGTCGCGAAACCGTTCACCGCCGGGCGTGCCGGCAGGGTCGGGATGGCGGTGGTCATGAGAGGGCCATCACGGTGATGCCACTACCGGAGCACCTGAAATCCCCGCTGGAGTGACTGAGCAGCATCAAACCTTTAGATGTCACGACTGCCGCCGCTATGAGCAGACCGCACTCCGGGCAACGCGGAGCGACAGGGACGGCCTGCTTGCAGGTGAGTTCTTCGTGGGCGAACTGGGGCAGCAACTCGTCGTGCAACCAACCGATGCTTTTGATCAGCGCGATGGGACGCTGACAGTTCCGGCAGGCGTTGCGGTCCAGCACCACCACGTGGCCCTCAATGTTCACGGAGCCTCCGTGACGGTGACCGTCCCGGCCTGCGGCAGGGCCTTCGGGGTGGTCGCCGCGACGTCCCCCGAGCCCGCGTTGAGAGTGACACTGACGACGTAGTCGACACCGGGCACCTGGTCGATGACGGAAACGAACTCATTATGGCGCAGCGGTGCCCCCGGTGCCCAGGTCAACGGGTTGATGTAGTTGCGGATCGTGGCGATCACGGCAGCGGCCACCGTGGCCGGCGTGAACCCGGCGGCGGTGCGGATGCTGGCCACCACCGCGATGGTGTCCAGGCCGGCGTTGATGACGTGCACCGCGAGCATCGCCGCCGACT